TCTCATTACATTACTTCCATGACCGTCATACTTCGAGAAATCGGTAGGCGTAGCCATACTTGCCCCTTGCAGGACCTCAGCAACGCGCTGAGCGATCTCCCTAGGATTGTGGCCAAAAGCATACCACTTTTGGTCCTTAAGCACTGCTTCCAACGCGTAGATAAATCGAGAGTATTCTCTCTTATCAACCGCGTTGATCATGCTTATCGGTCGTGAAGGTTTTACGTCCTTATAACACTCAGATTTCATGAACATCTGAACGACGCGTTTAGGCGTCAACCCAGCACTTGCCCAGAACAGGCGCCTTTGTGTAGGGCGCGACTGCCGGTCAAGAACCTCATCATAATCAGTAGGGCTGAGCTGATGAGGTGTTGGGATCAACAACTCGACAAACTCTTTCATGGCCCTCAAGAGAAAGGGAGTAACTTGAATGACTGGAGGTCGAGGTTGAATAATTCTTGCGCGTATGCACTCCTCTTCATTATTTAGGCACCTGGATGGTGCGAATGCTCCATGCATTAAAGGTTGCATGAAAGCAGTGACGGAGGGCTTGGCGCTAGGATCATAATTTTCAGGTGCAAATTGGTAGCTTCGCACGGCTTCAGGCACTGGACATACTTGGTCTGGCTTGGAGCTTTGCTTGGCTAAGTGGTAATCTAACAAAGGCAATGAATTGAGTTTTTCTCCTTTGACGAGTGAAGTGACTTGGGGCAAGTGAAGTGGGTACTTCGAAGTTCGCGCCAGGGCAGCAAGACCCTCGTCATCAATAATGGGAACGGAAACTGACAAGAACTGACCAACGCGGCCCGTAGAGATTTTAACTCCTCCGGCTGACTTGGTAATCAGTCGGAGGAATCCTCCCGGTTGTGCCACGCGGAGTCGATTCAAGTAGTTTCCGCTAATCATAAAATAATAAAGGAGTGACCCGAGGCCAGTCCAAGAACCGGCAGGGGTCAACATAATGAGTTCATGGTCTAAGGAAGTGGCACATCGGTCTACAAAATAGGCAGCAGTTTTGATGAGGATATCTCCTCTAAAAGCCATAATTGAGAAATGGTCACTACTATAGTTCCACACTGAGTGTTTATACGTTCCACCGCCAGTCACAACATAATCAACGCTATCATTGGCATCGAAGGTGTAAGAATAATTTTTAGCCACCCTTGACACTGCTGAAGGTTGAAAAGTGTAAATTAAGACTGGACGGTCATGTTCCGCGAGAAAATAGGGCATGTTGATGTATTGGTCAACGTCGATCATGACAAAAAGAGTGTTGGGTCTGGGTTCTATCTTGGGCTCAGGCTTGCAATGCAAGTCTTTAACCCAATAGTACTCTCTAGACCCTTGTCGATCAGCACGTTCATCAGTTCTAGATCTCTGGACGTAGAATGAGCTCATCCCACTGCTCGCTGCTAACTGTTCCGCAAAAGTGATAGCGGTGGTTCGGTCAGCGGCTGCTATGGGATGGGTGTGTCCCAACTTCTCCTTCGAACGTACAAACTCCACGCCATTGAACAATCCACGGACCAATTCAGGTCTCATGGGCGGGTCATGACGTAGATAAGACAAAAGTCTAGAGAAGTGGTATCGCCATTGAATGTTGTAAAGATACACACTTCCGTAAGTTACTACGACGGATGTTAGGATAGGATATTTATAACTACATTTACAGAACTTCCATAGTCCACGTAAGAGTAATTTTAGTGCACCTACCGTAAGGCGCACGATTCTTTTCTTCTGGTGTAGCAACAGCTTCCACACGACTTGTGGGGCCGCTACACTTGTTAAAGCGGGGTAAATCATTGGTGACGAAACAAAGAAAAATTGGATCGAAACTCACATGGTTTACCTGCGTTAATCGTTGTATTCACA